GTACTACCTGCCGAATCTTTTATTAGTAAAGTAGATAAGCTTTTTAACTGACCAGAACCTACAGCGTCATCTGCTATTTTTGCTTCAGTTATGGAAATTGGCTCTATCATGGAAGTGTTGATAGTATTTGGTGGTACAAAAAACCTACCTTGTGAAGAATCAAAGCCTATTGCATTAGCACTGTCTTTTTGAAAGTTAGACATGATGCTTGTTTCTCCAGAGTCTGCTTGTATTAGAGCGAGTACTTCTGAAGAGTCTAAAGCATTTGCCTGAATTAAGTTTATAACGTCGGCAGAGTCGACTTTACCTATTTGAGTGTTGATCTCATTTATTGCCGCTACTATATTACTTTTGTCAGTAGTGTTTAAAGACGCCTTGTCACCTAAGTCACTAGATATCGTATTTGTCTTAGTAACCAAAGTGGTTACTGGATCTGATAAATTAATTGTTGTTACTGCCATCGAGTTTCTCTATTATTTTACCTAACATATTTTTAATATCACTTACTTCATTCTTTAGATTATTTATATCTTCTTCTTGTTGCTTTCTAAGAACCTTTCTTTTCTTAGCTGCTTCTATCTCTTCTTTGTTTACGTTTAAGACAATTCCATTTTGTGGATTCTTAACGTAACCTTCATGCCCTTCAATTTTTAAGTATGCCATTATACAGTTAACGCTATCATTCTTAAATCTTTTATCTTTGGAACTCTAGCATTGTTATTACTTCTAAAGACTATCTTTACTTGAAACTTGGTGAACGCTTTAACAGAACCGTTTAAACCACCAATTAAATATCGGTACTCTCTGAAAATTCTAGGATTATTATCAGCTGGATTGTTGGTTTCTTCCGCTTGTAATATAAAATCATTGTCTGTGATTACTTCATCACTGGTGGCAGTCCTATAGTATAGTTGGAAATCTGTTCCATCTGGTCTATTAGCAGTTAGTAATACTCGTATTCCCACTGAATCTGTATCGAGCGTTATTACTTTTGTAATATGCTTTGCCGCTGAACTTCCTCCTGTTGCAGAGGTTTCGTTTACAAAATTTAAAGGTTTATTAAATCCAACTATAGTATTACCCGCAGGGTCTTGCTTGTCTATTATATTCTGAATCACGTGCATAGAAGCTCTTTGAAGATCTATCATAGGAGAAACATTTGAGTCATCTGTATTAAGATTAAGAGACACGTCCATAGATTTTACACCACTTCCTAAAGTCGCTTCTCTGTCTTGATTAGCAACTACGTTGAAGAAAGGTCCTATATTGTCTTCATTAAGTTTTATCGCCTCAAATGATGCAGTTTCTTTTCCAGTGTACGCTGTTTCAGTTCCTGCGAAAGAAGTGCTTTTAGTAACTTTTACACTTCCACCTAATGTTGTTCTATTAGGAGTTAAGGTTATTATATTAGGGTGTATGACGTTAAAAGCCATGTTAGTAGTAGCTTTTACGAGGCCACCTCCTCCTACAGCATCTGAATCTGCAGAAGAATCCGCAGTAAATGTAAAGCCAGACCAGTCAACCGAATCGACAGTGTATCCCGCGGCTTTATTAAGCGTTGATGCTAATATTCCGCCTAACTCTGTAGCTCCAGTTATCTTAACAGTGTCACCCGGTAGCAAGCCACTTCCGGTCTCTCTCACTGTAACTTTACTACTTCCACCTGTAACAGTTAAAGGATCTCCTCTTAGCAGTCTTGGAGGAAGTGGAGCATTGTGAAACACCGCAGTTCCAGAAGTTGCAGTAAAGTTTGCTTGATATATTCTAAAAGCTAAGTCTAAGCTTTGTGCGGGAGAAAAAGTTATTCCATTTTGTGTAAAAAACAAACTTCCTAAAGATGGTTGTTTATTAATTCTTTTTTCTGTAGAACCTACGATAAATTCTTCAGTTTCTGAAACAAACACTCTGTAATCTTTAGAATCTGCTGTAACAACTAACGCGTAATCTTGTCTTCCTTTTAAAAATATAGGTTCGTCAAACTCAAAAGAAGTCGCTACACTTGCATCAGTCGAAGTATTACTAGCATTAGTCAAATTAGCCAACAGTTTTATAGTCCCTGGTATTATTTGAGAAGAAGAAGGCAATCCATTTTGCATTGGTCTTATCTGTATTTGAATTGGAAGAGCTTCATCTACAGCCGCAAAAAACAAATCTACTTTAGTACAGTATATTCCACTCTGCTTGTCGACGTAAAACGACTGAGCTATTGGTTGCTTATTTACTTGATATCCTAATGAATTTAATGCCATTCTTAACTCGCTTTTTGTAATCTTTCTTTGTAGTGTCCGTGAACGGTGTATATGTTCTTTCCACAATATACATCGAATCTATCGTTATCTGTTCCTATGTAAACTGTTTTAACTATCTCATCAACGTATCTTATAGACTCTACTTTTATGTTATTTATGTAATCTCCAATAACAACGTCTTCTGTTCTCTTCCAACTTCTATTTGCTAATACTGGGTGATCGTTAGTTATCTTAAGTTCATCATTAATTATGTAATATCCATTTCTTATATGCTTATGCATAACTTCTATCACCGTGCCGTAAGACACAATGTCTCCAACATTAACATTAGTAACATTGGATATTCTACCGTTTAACATCACTTTCATGTCTTCAAGTAAGCAAAGTGCACCATCGGTGTCTGCAGAAGGATCGCTAACGCCGTCATCTCCTGCACCAGATGGATCGTCTCCAACATTACTATTATCATCTCCAAAAGAGTTTCCGTATGATTGCGATGAAGCTTGAGCGTCATTCGAATAAGTGCCGGAAGTGTCGGTAACTGTATTAGTATTATTATTGCCGCCATCGGGTCCGTCATCTCCACCAGAATAATTATCATATGATATAGTAAATCCTTGAACGTTAAGAACTCTCGTAGATGACACGGTAGCTTCTTTCGTATCTAGCCAACCTTTAGCGGTAAATGGAGCTCTTGCTATACAAGCTGCATCTTTTTCATTATCTACGCTAATATCCATTAACTTAAACTCTCTGGTTCCAACTCTAAATTTTAAACTGGCGTTATTTGGTATAATAAAATTTCCAGACACTGTACCATTAGCGTCTGTCAACATAGTTGTAGTAGGAGTGTCTGGATGAGTGGTTAAGTCTTTAAGTGAGTTACCAAAATCAGAATCGTTCGCTCCATAAAATTGAAATCCACTAGTGCCGGCAGTAGTCTGTGTATAATCTGATATGTTTATTCCATCAAAGAAAGGAAACACTCTAGTGTTTGGTCTTAAACCTTCGCATCTAAAGTATACTTTACGAGCTCTACAAAAATGTAATAATGCAGTTTGAAGAACTCTATCTTCGACAACGTCTAAAACAGTCTCTTCACTGACAACTCTATTAACTTGATTTCCAAATCTGCTTACTTGAGATCCTATGTTAAGATTTTCTAGTGGTACACCGGCCCAGTTCCAAGCCCAGTTACCCCAGTTAAAAGCATTGAAGTTAGCAAGTCGGCTACCACCTTGAACTACTTTATCAGGTAACCTATCAACTTCTCTCCACTCGTCTGAAGCCGGAGATAAAGTGATAACACCGTCGTACACAACAACGCTAAATGGATTAATCTGAATAGATTTACTTGCTGAAATTTGGTTTATATAAGTCGACTCAGTAAAATTTAGATATACGTTATCTCCTTTTCGTATAGTATTAGTCGATGCTGCAGAATCATATACTAATTTTATATTTTGATCTTTAAACGCGGGTCTTAAAACTTTCTCAATAGGATCTACTGAAGCTCTGTAATCTGCTAAATTTGTAGCAGACCTAGTGTGATCTACAAAGTTATCTACTACAAATCCAGATTTTGTTCTATCAGTTCCTGCAGAATCCAACACTTGAAAGTGTTTGGTATCTATTTCTAAAGCGCTAAGTGAAGCAAATTCCTCTAACTTACTGACTCTATTTTCTAAAACTCCAATATCTTTCATAGTAAATCTTCTATGATCAATCTTTCTCAGAGTCACGTCTGAATCATTTAAAGTATTTGGATTTAATCGTATATCATATAATCCTAGTGTTTCATCTGGTTTAGGAGGATAAGGTGGATTAAATGATGAATTTCCTCTGACAAATCTTATAACTCCATTTTTATTAACGATTAATTTTCCAGCATCTGCTAAGTGATAAGTAATATCTGCTGTTACTTGATCCCCTGGTTGTGGAAGTTCAAGTACTCGAGCACCAGCTACTGCATTTGAAAATTCGCTATCAACTCCATCTTTTACTGATCTAAAGTCTAATGCATTAAATAACTTAATTGCACTTCCATTGCTTCTTCTGTAAGTTGGTATAGTAGCATAAGTTATTGGACTTGTGTAAGACTGAGCTGAGAAAAAATCTCCGTCAGTCGTATGCTCAAAATATCTGTATTTTATAGATGCACTATCAGCTGGAGCAGATTGGCCTGTCTTAAGATTTAAAGCACCAATGTCATAGTGATTATCTCTTTGTCCGTTATCTAAAGTATACCTGTTAGCAAAGCTTACACTACTATCTGCAGCTTTAACGTGTTCTACTATATCATAAATATCAGCTTTTCCTAACTTAATCTGAGACTGATTTCCAGCTACTGATATTGTTCTAGTAGTTAATGTTTTAGTTTTGTGAGTAGCTTGGCTCTTATTAACGTACGCCAATACTTCATAAACTCCAGTAGACGCTGGAACACCAGAAATAGTTCCAACAGATGTATTAATAGTTAGTCCACTAGTGATGATGTCACTATCCGAATGTGACACTACCCAGTCTCCGCTGTTGGTGTAAGTCTCTCCTGGGCCTAATGACCCTAGTGTTACAACTCCGCCGACCGCGGTTTTTAGAAATCTTCTCTGTGCTACGTAATTAGCTTGCTCTATAATAGAAGGTCTTCGAGTTGATAAAGGAAATATTGAAGTATTATTAAATGGATCTTTTATTACGGCTTTTGCCGGTGTTCCTTCTAACTCTGGCTTAAAATAATTAGTTGAGCTCGTACCAATACTCTTAACGTCTCTAAAAGCTTGACCACTATTCATTCTTACATCAAAAAGATGAAATCTGTATTTAGCACCGTCTTCTGTAACAGCTTTAACTCTTGCAGTACCAATAGTGGCTCCAGCAGAATACACGGCACTGTCTTGCAAGTTAAGTTTTTCAAGAGTAGCTATATTTGGAGTATTACCGCTACTGTCTACTAGTGGATTAACAATAACGTAGTTTCCAAAATCTACAGGAACCACATCATTTGTTATCTTTTTAGTTCCGGTTGGTTTTGCAATTCGTATTGAAGTAGGAAAATTTCTTGCAGCCCTGAACCCTTCTACTACTGCTACGCCATCACTTACTTTCAATAACAAGTGTGTGTTTTCTGAATCAAGTTCAAAGTTTGCGATATATGGTTTTACTATGTAATCGCCTGAATTCTCTGATATTCTTTTTGCTATTAACTCATTTGGAATATTATAAGCATCTACAGCATTATTAGTATTAAAGATTACACCATCGACTATCTTAGCAACAGGAACAAAACTTTGTGTTCCAGTAACTTCGCTTTCGAGAGCTATTGTTAATTGTATTCTATATCTGTCAGCCCCGGGTGCAGAAGTGTTTGGAACAGAACCTTGGTTATCATACAAACCATCGTCGTCTGTCACTGAAACTACATCTTCTACTGCTCTATATCCTAAAGTATCGTTAAGAGTGTCTGAATATTTTGATATGACTTTTGATTGATCTTCAGTAAAAACAAAATGACCTCTTGCATAATATACTCCAGATTTAAGAGTCGCTAAAATACCAGTACCTACTGCGGGATTTATTCCTACGGTGTTAGTAGTTTGAACTATCAAGGTTTCACCGACCAAAGCGCCAATACTGTTCAAGTCTTCTCCGGGAGTCACTCTTATAGTTTCAGTTCCGCCGGTAGTTCCAGTATTAATATATTGAACATACACCGTCCCAGGATCCGGTCCTTCTGCAGCTATGTACTGTAATACTTTAACTTGTATAGTGGAAGTTCCGCCTTGAAACGTTGCGCCTATCCAAGTGCTGCTGTTAGTAACATCTGTCGCAGGATCTAATTTTATAAACTCATATTTTTGTTGTAAGTTAGCACCCCCGGGTTTTATTACCGCGCCTTCTTTAAATAAATTGTCTCCAAGTCTAGATATTTGCTTTTGGAGCATAGTTTGTATTTGTGTTAATTCTCTTGCTTGAAGTGCTACACCTGTATTGAATAATATTCTATGATAGTGATCACTATCACGAAAATCATCTTTATACGTAGATGTAAAAGTATTACTAGTTAGTGCTGTCGCCATCTTTATACCTTATAATGTTATTACAACTTTAATATCTTCAGTTTGATTTGCAGATCTTACAACTGGTGCTCTATTTTCTATATATAGGATTTGTCCAGACATCTTCTCTACGTCTCCGTGTTCCCATGCATCGGCGTCCGCGTCGACACCAGCCGCCACTAGCGTTCCACTACCTCCACCTCCGGTAACAGTCTCTCCTTCGATAAACGGTTTAAATCCAGTTGAGTCATTTTGATGAAACCAGACTCTAGAACTATCCGTATCATCTACTATTGCTTGAGCTGATGAAGCAGAGGTAATAGTAGCATCTTTTGGAAAAGAACTAGCTTGAGATGTTGTTGCAAATTCTAAATATCTTAAAGTCTTTCCGCTTGTTCCAGTGTAGATAACACCTGCAGAATCTGTTATATTTTTTATAAGTGCAACTTGTCTGAAATCTTGATCAATTATAAAAGAAGATCCACTTGTAGTGGATCCGCTTACTTTTTGAGTAGTACTCTCAGTGCCATCTGGTTTTACGTTAAACATAAGCGAAGTAGATTTAAGTTCATTTCTAGGATCTGCGCCTAAACCACTATCAGGACCTATTATTGCTCGAGCTTGCGCACCAGTACCATCACCTGTTATTGACACACTAGCAAAATTATATCCATGTCCCATTTTTATAGCGCTATCTGTGCTCGAATCGAGCAGTATCTTTGATATACCTGTTGCGTCAATAGTTGCAGTAGCGGTGGCTCCTGTGCCATCACCATTTATAGTAACAGTTGCACTCGTGTATCCACTACCATTAGCTGTTACTTCAATTCCTAAAATTTGCCCAGGCGAAGCTGCATCTTGTACAGTTTTTTGTTGAGTCTCAAAAGTATCATTTGCAGAGTCAATCTTTTGAATTGGAACAAAATTAGATGATAAAAATTTACTAGATCTTGCAGCACTTAATGAATATAAAAATTTCCAAATATATCCATCTGAAAGTTTAATTGGTTTAGTACTAGTACCTGTTGGCTTAACTGTAGATGCGTTTGGATCACCGTCGGCTTTTTGACTTTGTCGCAAACATATATAAACTTGATTTTCATCGGTTAGTACATAATAAGTATCAGCTGGTATAGTAGAAAACGCATCATCAAACGCGCTATATGTACTACCCGAACTCCAGTTGTGTCTTGGAATTACAAAAGAAACATCTCCTGCTTTTTTGACTGACTGCAATCCAGATCTAAGTTGTCTTAGATCTTTAAGTGAATCGATAGGAGTAGGAACCGTTTCAGCCGAATCCCATTGCTCTGACTTACCTATGCCTATATACATTTTGTCACTATCATTACTTGCCGCATCAAACACTTTTTGAAGCATGTCTTTCTTAAATATATCTGTAATTATTGCTGCCATATTTTATTCCTTATGATACCGTTACGCTACTTTGGTTTCCTACTAAGAACCAAGTTGATCCGTCCCATACGCAGGTACATCCATCGTTTTGTGCTAATTCAAAATCTGTGCCTTGAGCAAAATTAGTAGGTGTTACTGTCATGGCTCCTGCACCTTTATTTGTAAAAATTTTATATTCTCCAACTGTTGTTCCAT